ACTGATTGTAATGCAACAATAACAGCATTCAATATATTTCTTTTTGATAAATATGATTTATCATTTATAGTTTCGAAAATTTTATCAGAATTTTTTAACCATTTAAAATCTGAAAAATCTCTTTTTCCATTTAAAGACGAATGTAAGTTTTGTAAATATGAAATATAAGACTCAATCGTTATCAGTCTTACATTTGGTTTAAATTTTCTTAGATGATTTTCAAGATTTTCATACTCTTTTACCATATTTTATATATATAAACATATATTTTAAAAATAATAATTAAATTTTATTATTTTCTAATATTTTTTTTAATATATAAATGTCTTGAAGTTCCTCCTGGTATTGATTTATGCGGTTTATACCAATAATCACGTCCATAAGATATAAATATTTCAGAATTTTTTTTAATTGGTTTTGATGCTATTAAATAAAGGAATGAAAAAAATCCATTATTGAAATTTTCATTATAAATTTTAAAAGGTGAATATCCTCTATCATTTGGCATATGCCCTAAATAATCCTTATTCTTTGAAAAATCAGGATTTCCAAAAACTGATACATCATTTTCTAAATTTAACATATAATCACCATATTTATCAATTATTGAATTCCAAGAGTAATTTTCTTTATTTAATGACATTACTTTTTTATTTTTTTTATCAACAATTATGTAAGGTTGATATAAACAAATAATATCACCAGCAGCAAAATCTTTTTTTGCAAAAATCCCATTTCCTCCATTTTTTATTCTAGATTTACCAATTAAAACATTATCAGAGTTTTTTTCACAAGATGACATTCTCTGATGATTTACAGCACATTTTAAAAATTCTTCTTTTGGTAATTTATTTATTTTTTCATTTACTTCTAATATTTTTTGATTAATTATATTGATGTAACTCATTATATAATCTTTTAAGAAAAAAGATTTGAAAAAAGATTTGTTAAAAAAAATATTTTTGTTAAAACTTTTTTCTAAAAAGTTTATTCAATACAATCAGGATATTTTGATTTACACCATTTCATAAAATCTCCTATTTTTTGTTCATAAGTATTGATTCCTTCAGTTTTCTTAAAACCCATACTCACATACATTGCTTTTAGTTTTTTAAGACTGTGTTTAACACCTTTTACACGAACTTTACCAGCAATTAGATCAATAGTTCCATTTTTAGTTACTATTTTTCTTTTAACTAATTCTTGTAACACTCCACATAATGCTCCACGAGTTGCCCCCTTTGGTGCGGGGTCTTTTGAATCCATTTCTCTAGAACTCATATAATCCAGTCTTATAGTGTCAGGAGCAAATTTAGGATTCTTCGTAAAGAACTCTAATTTAATGTTTTTAACAGGGTCAAAATAAATAATATTACCACCTGTAACATAATCAGAAGGAACATTTAAATATTGTTTGTCAAAATCACATTTTGAAGTTTCTTTCTTTGGGGCGTCAGATTTTCCCTCTAGTTTTTTGGTTTTATAGCACCTGCTAATCTAGTTGTAATATCTATCATACCTTCTTTTTTTGCATCTCTTCCTAAATTATCAACATATTTTTTTTTCATTTTCTTAGGTGCTTTATCCCAATTTCTCATCATTTTTAAATTTAAATCATTATTATTAATTATATCTTGACCTATTACGGCGTATATTTCTATAAAACCCCTTACACTTCCTATAACTGCTTCATAATTTTCATCATTAAATTTATTAGGAAAAAATGATGTTAATTCTAATGGATATATGATTTTCTTTTTTTCATTTTTTTTAAACCAACTATTTAAATTATTATAGTCCTCAGTATAATTATTTTCTCCTATTAATACTCTTTTATCAATAATAGGGGTTAAATCTTTTTTTACTCTTTTTACTCCTTTATCAAGATTTCCTGTTACACTTTCTCTAATTATTTTTCTTGGTTGTGCTTTCTTTTTAGGTTCTGCTTTCTTCTTAGGTTCTGGTTTCGGTTTAGGTTCTGGTTTCGGTTTAGGTTCTTCTTCACTTAAAAAAGCAGGTTTAGGTGGTAAAATAAAATCTTTTTTCATTTTATCTAAATCTGTTTTTGTTATTTCAATTATATTTTGTTTAGCAAAAGATTTATTTCCACTGGGCAGCACCTTACTATTAACACGTTGAATTATATTTTTACTAGGGATATATTTCCATCTTGAAGAATATCCCTTAACAAGTCTTCTCAATATTTCTTTTTCGTAGTCTTGAGATTCAAAAATTTCATTTCTTCTCGCTCCTTCTCTTAATGACCCATCAGGATTAGTTTCCTCTTTTTTCCTCCATTCGTTATTTAATTTTAGAACTTTGAAAACTTCATTTACTTTACTTTGAAAATCGCTTTTAGGTTCTTCTTTCTTTGGTTTAGGTTCTTCTTTCTTTGGTTTAGGTTCTTCTTTCTTTGGTTTAGGTTCTTCTTTCTTATTTATTTTAATTTTTTTTATTACTTTCTTAATCATTGGTGGAGGTTCACCTTTTGTAATCAACTCTTTTTTTAGTGCGGTTTTATGTGCTTCATTAAAGGTTTTACCTTTTTTAATTTCTTTTTTCATAATATCCATATGCTTTTTAGTATGATGTTTTGAATGTTCTTTTAAAGTTTGTTCAATATTTTTTTCTTTTGGTTTTGAAACTGCTTTTTTATCCTTAGCTTGTCTAAGTCTTTCATATTCTTCTTTTAATCCTTTTTGTAAAGCAGGATTAATTGCTTTCAACATTCCATTATCAATTCTTTTTAAAAGTTCATCTTTTTTTATTTTTGAAACATTTAATTTAAAATGTTCTTTATATTTTTTTACAAAAGATTTAAGTTCAGGTAAAGTTCGATGTTTTAAATCTGACATATTATTTAATATAAAATACTAAAAAAAAAAGATATAATTTTATTTTGGAAATTTAACATTATATTTTTCTGTAATTGATTTATCAACCTTACGTGCATTTCCACCAAGAATATAAGAATATACTCTGGCATAAGCCCAACTCTGTGGAGATTGATTCGGACGAGAACCAGCACTATAATAAGCACCTTCACCCTTTTTAAAAACTTCATCAAGTGCTTTATAAGGTATACCTGTAACTTTCGCAATATTTCTTTTACTTTTACCACCTTTCATTTTTGCTAATTGTTCACCATATTTTTTATTAAATTTTTGAGTCCAAGAACTTTCTTTTGATTTGAATTTTGTCATTGGTCTTTTTTTTCCTTCAAATATTGATTTTATTTGTTTTTGTCTCTCATATCCTTTTAATCCTTCAACATAATTTTTTGGAACATTTCGAGATTCACCTTTATAAGTTATTTTAACTTTTTCAACCATTTTATTTTTATTAATTATTTTTTTTTCTTTTCATTTTCTTTTTCTAATTGTGCATCTTCCATTTCTAAAATTGTAGAAAATGGAATACTTTGAGCAGGAGGATTATACATTTTTTCAATTCTATAAATAATAGAACTAAAAGGAGAAACATTCTTAGCAAGTCTTCCCACATTATCATATATTTCAGTTACGATGTTATTTATTACTAATCTTTTTTTAATAATATATTCAATTCCTGACGAACTTTGAGAATAATAATCTGCGCCAGGTTCCGATTTATTAACCATTGTTACACAAGGCAAACGACCACTCGTATTTTGATTACCACCAAAATATTGAAATTGGTCTTGTAATATATCACTCCTAATTTGATAAAATGGAATTAATGTTTTACTTGCTAATCTTTCCGCAAACATTTGTGTAGATGTTTGATTTTGAGTCACTTCATATTTCTTAACAAGGTCTTGAGAAGTATATGTAACTACGTGTGTTGCTTTCGCAGGAGCAGAACCTTTAATAACTCTCATATTTGAAGGTGGAGTTAATGTATTAAAATATGAAAGTCCAAAAGGATTTGTTCTCCAAGTTCTAATTTCATTTGCTTGAATATCCGCATTTGTTGTAAAAGGATATTCAATAACATCTGTAATATTAACACCTTGATTTAATTTTCTAGCATTTCTATTTAAAGGAAAATGAGTTGAAAAATCAGTTCCCATATAAGATTTAATTTGATTAAATGAAAATCCTAATATTTCAAACAATGAACCTTTATAAGTATCTTCATCAATTCCAAAAGAAGCAATATAGCAACCTGTCATAGAATCAAAAACAGTATTTGTTTTCATACCATCACCATTACCTGCTTTTAAATTAACTAATCCATAAATTGAATTTGTATCTTCTGCTAAATCAGAAGGCGATATTTGATATATCGGAGTATTAGCATTTGGATTTGCTTGTAAAGGTATTTCAATTTGTTCTCGTATTGTAGTTCTTTTGGCACTAGGATAAAATATTGCTTCTTGTCCTGTTGTTTGTACAGGTATATCTTCCATTACTGAACTATCAAAACCACTAATTCCAATATTATTTTCACTTCTAGGAGTATGAAAATTACTAAAAATAAACCTTGATTCGTTTAAATCAAAACCTAATTGACAAGAATCAGAACCAACATACATTTTATTAATTGCAGTATCATAAAAAAATTCTGTTCCTGTTAATTGATCTAAATATGAATTTCTATAAATATGTTGTGGTGTGAATGCACCTAAAGTACCTGCGTTATCTGTACCAGCAACATTAACTTGTAAGTTAGATTCACCAATTAAACCATTATATAATATTATTGATTGATTGCCTAACCCGCTGAAATGACGATCCCAGCCTATACGTCTAATATTTAAAGGAACTGCGAAAGGTGGTAATCCATCAAGAGTATCAGGTTCAGCAGTATTAGCACTCAATGGAAAATCATAAAATTGAGAAAATCCTCCTCCGCTTAATTCAAAGTATACAGAGATATTACAATATGATTTAGTTCCTGCGGGTGTTCCTACGTCTCGTCTTTTAAATACTCCAAAAGCAAGATTTTCTCCAAATACATCTTTATATTGAGGTTCATATTTTAAATAAATAGCGTTAGTCATTTCTTGATTAAATGTTCCGCCACCTCCTGAAGCATTCGGTTTATCAGAACCAAAAGTTTTTTTATAATAAGCATCTAAAGTAGAAGTTGTAATATCAGCAGTATCCATATGTAAGAAAACGCTATTTTTGGGTGTCAGATTTTCTGCTTGAACTCCATTAAGCATTTTTACTACAAAATTCTTCCAAAAATCAGGATTTGCTACTTGGAATTCAAATAAATTGTGATATGTTCTTAAAATATCTTCATCATATGGAATACTTGTTTCTAATTCAAGTAATGTTGCATTCGGAGTAGCAGGAACAGTTGTAGTTATATAATGAATATGTCCTTTATCTGCGAAATTACTATCTAAATTTGCTAATCTTCCAGTAATAAAAACATCAGGATCATAAATTCCTATGAATTCAAAATTATCTTGATAAGAATCTTGTTCATCATTTGTATTAGCAACAGTTGCTTCAAAAAAATTATAATTAGCACCTTTCCAAAATGAACGTCTATTACCGCATTGAATTAATGAAAACGTTGGATTACTCATAACTGTGGAATATTGAACTTCTGAAAGGGCAGTCCAAGGTGTAGTTACTTTAGCAGGTTCAGCACCCCACGCAAAACCTGTTAAAATCTCTGGTTCTGATATTTTAGTTAATTGCTGTGATATTTGCTCAGCCACACTTGATGCGGTATTCTGTCCTTGTGTAACAGTTATTTCTAAGGGTTTATGATAAACAGAATAATCATAATAAGAAGTATCTCTAGCATAAGTTCTACCATTTCTAACCACGCCATTAAAAGCACTACTATTATTATAACGAGTAAATTCATCTCTTCCACATATTGTATAACGTTTATTATCGTGAGGAAAATTATAACCAAAAACCCCTATATCAGTTGAAGAATTAACTCCTTGTTCAACTTCATCAAATAAAATTCCATTAGTTGCGTCAATTTTATGTAATCCTTTAGGAGTTAATTGATACTGATAATTTTCTTTTCCGACTGTCATTGTTGGATAATCACCTTCATAATTATAATAAGGATAATTCGCAGGAAAACAATAATTCATATCATCATTTTTATAATATTCTAACATCAATGTTACTTTATTATCAAAAACTTCTGATGTTCGTTGAGCATATAAACTTGTTGCATTATCATAAGTAAAAAATTTATTATCTCCAATTTTACGACCAGTTAATTCAATAACATCTGAATCTGCTCCTAATACATTAATAAAAGCATTCTCAACAGTTATTCTACTGTTTTCAGGAATGACAATACCTCCGTCAACTCTTGTAATGAATTTATTATTTTCTTCATTAATTTCAAAAGCACTTTCTGAAGAACATTCAATAAATGTAAATTCTGTTGAACTCATTTATATTTAAAAAAGATTTAATTTTAAAAACAAAATTTAAAAGATTTTTATTATTATTTAAAAAAGTCCAGGGTCTAACCCCGATTTAAAAAGTTTTTAAACGGTGAAAATGACCGTTTATAAAATAATATTTTATGTATTTAAGGTTGGACTTTTTCATTTTAAGTATCCATAGTGAAAAATCTACCACCTCTAAATACTAATGCTTTACGAATACCGACATAAGCACGAACAACACTATTTACAGCGTTACCATTAGTAGTTCTAAGAACTAAATCAATTCCATTATTGTTAATTCGTTCCTCAACTCTACTATTACGAATTCCCATATAACGTCTCTGACCTTCTAATTCAGTTCTACTATTGTAAAGTTCAATGGTAAAACGTGTTGAATAATCAGTTCCAAAAGCACCTTTAGCATAATCAGTTCCAGATATATTATAAGGTAATCCTTCTGCCAATAATAAATTCTGATATTGTTCCGATATATTGGTTACATCTACAGGGAATAAATTGCGGTCATTAACTCTAAGATTCACAGCAACCTGAGATTTTGCAGCACCAGAAACAATGTCTTCAGATTTATAACTATTAAGTAATGATTTAGCATTATTTACTGAATCAATATCACTGTAAGATATAAATATATCATCAATCACTTTTCCAGAACCTCCTAAACTCGTTGTGTAAGTAGGAGTTGTATTAAAATTATTATTAGATTTAACAAGATGATAATCCGTAAAATTTAGTGCCATTGATTGATTCTTTTCTCTAAATTCGCTCATTATTTCTTCCGAATAATTAATGTAATCCGCCATCATCTGTGTAACGCTTGGATCTATCTCATATAAATCAGTACCAGGAGAACCACTAGAATACGAAACATTTTTATTACCAGAACCCGTAAAGTAGAGTTCTATGATAATAGGTTCTTCCGTAAGAAAAAGCGGAAGAGAAAATTGGCGGAGACAGGGAAATAACGTGGCTAACGGAATAGCAAATTCAGAACCGTTATTTAATACCTGAACACCACGAACCAATTTATTATGGTCAGTTACAACATTTTCATTTTTCGCAGCATTTGGCGTATATACTTCAGTATTTTCAAGACCATTGTCAACAAATAACTGAGATTTAAATTCAGAACCGTTTGAAACAACACCTCCAACATTTACAACATCAGTTACTGCTTCATAAGCACCCATACGACCCTCAGTAACAACATAACGATTTTTAATATCTTCATTAGTATCCATCTGTGCCTTCATAGTATAGTAATGTGAAGCATCCCGAATTTCTTGAATTACGTTAGTACCACTGCGGAGAACGCAACGATCTAACTGACTGAAGATCCCCGCAGTTGTTGGAAAGAAAACTTTTCCATCATCAGCATTTTTTGCAGCATCTACTTTTCTGAGACCTAATAGGATATGGGAATTTGAATGTAAAATACCACGACCCCTATCTAAAGTGAATTGAGCGTAATCAGAACCGCTAATAACGGGCGTTGTAAACGATGTGTCCACTATCTGATTTTCATTGAAATTTTTACAATTTATCTTGAGTAAATCAGGTGTTTCACGTTTAGTACATCTTTTAACATCATCCGAAGCAATCGGAGGAGATAAAGTTTTTGTATAATTCTGTAATGGTTGAGAACTCATATTATTTAAAATAAAAAAAGAAATTAAATAAAGAAAAAATTATTTTAATAAAAAAACATTTTTGTTAAAAAGTTTATTTTTGTTAAAAAACTTTTTTTTAAAAAGTTTATTTAGTTTAGAACTTTTAATCCATCTTTTCCAAATACTAAAGTATTTTTATGATGAACAAATAAATAAGCACTATTATTATAATTTGTATTCAAATCACTGGAAACATTAACTCCAAATGTATCTCCAAGAAATGACACTCCAGAATCTGAAGTCGCATCAAAACGACATCCAATACCATAGACAACATCACCTTCAAGACCATCTTCAGTAGTGGCATATGTCCGAACTAAATTACTATTATTTGGTGAAATATCAGTTCTTCCAATAGAATTAAACTTCTTAACAGAATTCATATAATTTTTCATAATCTGAGAATTGAATAGAGTTTGCGAAGCAGTGAAATTATCACGTAGAGCATAGTCAAGAGGATAACGAACACCACCTTTTAAGAAATTAACTTCTTCAGGTTTGCACGGCGTAGTAGCATTACTCATTAGAGGTAATGTCCTCTGTCCATCATATGTATAAGTATTGACCATCTCCGAAGGTAAGAAATTTACAAAAGCACCAAGAACTTTAGATAAACCTAAATTATATTGTAAAGTTCCAAAAGCACCATTAACAACTCCATAATACGAAGTAATAGAATTGTAGGTCATTTCATCACCAGTAGTAGAACCAAAGTTAATTAATCCTGATAAGTGAACATCTGTAAGAGAGTATACAGGTGCTTTAGCAGCGTCCGCTCTGAAAACTGTTTGATCACTGGACAAGGTCAGTGAAATAAAAAGTCCCCCAACTTTATCTAATGGAATACCAAGTCCAGATAAAAATAAACCTGTAGGAAGAGTAAAACTAAAATCTTGTAAATTAGCAGCATCTACACTGGTACGCCCTACTCCATCAATTGCTTCACCAAATGAACCAGTGGACGCTCTAGTAACATTCATAAACGAAGAAATATCTTCTTCAGAATTAATTGTTGAAAATAGACTGGCTAAAAATCTTGGATAAAATTTAATTGTTTCAATATTTTGACCAGTCATTTGACTAGAGATTGAAACAGTATCAATTAATGAAAGTAAAGCAACACGAGGATTCAAATTGAATTCCTGTGCGGCAGCACCTGTGACACTGATACGTCCACATAATCTAATAGAAGAACCAACTAAACGATTCGCCTGTTGTGGAATTATGAAATTAATCAAATTCTGACCTTCAGAAAATGAAAAAGTATTATTAACAGGATTGTTTGACGGTATAATGTTGATGTATTCAGAACTCATTATTATTTAAAATAAAAAAAGAAATTAAATAAAGAAAAAAACTTTTTAGAAAAAAAAAGTTTAATCAAAAAAATATTTTTGTTAAAACTTTTTTTAAAAAGTTTGTTTGTTTAGTAAGTTACTACAACACCTTCAGGAGTCGCCTTAAACCGACGAACACCAGCAACCCAGCAATTGAACAACTTCGCAGCAGTAGGATTAGTATATGTAACAATCGCTTGGAAATCACCTTCAGTTAAATTAACAACCTGATTCATTAATGCTAATGCACGAGGATAAACCATATTAGTTTTAATGTTAAGTAATGTATGACTTGGTGGAACTCCAAAAAATGCTAAACATTTAGTTAATTCAGCGAGATATTCCGCATTATAAATGTCTAAAGCACTTTGAACCTTATCAGTGCCTATACTTTCATTTGGTTGAAATTTCTCAGAATAATAAAATTGGAATTCTTCAACTGTATCCATAATACCACTAATACCAGTTCTATGACCGCCATATTCTTTAACAGAATCAGCAAGAGCAAGAGAAGTAGGAGATACAGGAGCAATCATCAAAGCCTTCGCCATTCTTTGAAGAATATTGAGATTTGCCGTTGTAGTGACCTCAGACGAAGCAACAGAGTGACGGTAATTTTGCCAACAATGACAATCATAAACTAATCCCCCATTCTCTTTCATTGCTTTTTCCATCGCAGAAATATAAGACGCTTCAGGCATTACCTGTTGAATAACCATATTTACATTACTTACAGTATAATCAGGATCATTAACTCTTTCTATAAATCCAGTAGAATAAACAACAGTTCCCGCAGCAATATCAGCATTTACAGGAGCAGCCATTGAATCAACTGTTAATCTTATTTGTTCAACTCCTGCTCCTATATCAATCCAATCAATAGAGGTAATAGTTCCCGAAACTTTCCCAGCAGCAGTATCTGCGATATTTACGACTTCACCCACACAAAAAGGACAACGATACTGAGTCGCACACTGATTATTTTTCCAACCTAAAAATATTTGAGTCTGTTTACCTGCCGCCTTAGCAAAACCTGACGCCTGTTTATTTGCTCCTACGTGGTCTAGAACAGGAAGATAATACGAACTCACTGCGTCGGGTTCATTGGCGTTTGCCATAGCACCTGGAGAAGCATTTCTAAATAATTTTAAGCATTTTTCTTTATCCTCAAGAATTATTTCTAATCGTAAACCCCCAAATATACCATTTGCCCATATACGTTTACTCTGCATAATTCCAAGGGGAAGTTTAAGACAAATAGGAACAGTATTAAATGTCGCATTACCTGTAGCGTCTTTAGTAAAATAAGGATTGTATTGAGTATTGGTTTCACGACTTTTTTCAACTCTAGTATCTTTTGCCGCCCAAGTTCTTTGTTCAGGATTGTGTAAAACTTCGCCAGTAGTTAAACCGTGTTTATTCTGATTATTCTTTGTATCAGAATACTGACACATAATATTACTTAATACATTTACGTTTACCATCTCCTCAAGAAGTACACCCTGTAAATTGTATGCTCTAATATCACGAAGTAAAACCTGTGCTCCAAGATATGAATCTAATTGTATTAAATAATTCTTCGTTGGTGTATTAGTGTTAATTTTTACATCAAAATTTAAATAACTCTGTGACGGGTCAAAAAATTCGCACGTTTCAGGTGGAATCTCAATAATAATCTTATTTCCTTCCTGATAACTAAGACCATTGGAAGAATTGAAAGTTAGGGATTTTTGATTTAATGGAATTTTTTCATCGCTTTGAAAGAATGACATATTATTTAAAATAAAAAAAGAAATTAAATAAAGAAAAAAACTTTTTAGAAAAACTTTTTAAAAAAACAAAACTTTCTAAAAAGCACCTGAACCCTGAATTAATGTTTGTTGAGGTTTTGAGTAATTACTAATTATTCCTAAAGATGCCATTCCTGGAGTACTAATAGGAGTTGCCATTAAAGGTGTTGCTTGATTTTGTATATCTGTTATCTTTTTATTTGCTTTAGCATCTTTATCTTCTGCTTCGTCTTTTTCACCAAAAAAATCTAAGACTCCTGAAGTAATATCAAGTAAACCGCCTACTAAATCAGCTCCTGGAATAAATGTTAATGCACTACCCGCAATTCCCAGTGCGTTAGACCATCTTTCTTCAGAATTATCACCCATCGCTTCCTTTAATGATTTACCTTTTATTAAACCATCAACATCTTCTCCAATGTTTAAACCTCCACTCGCAATGTCTGCTACTGGTGCTAATTTTTCTAAGGCTTTTCCTGCTATAGAAACACTCTCTCCGACTTCTTTTGTTAATGCTTCTCCTACATTCTCAGCAGTTTTTAAACCTTGCCCAATATCTTTAGCACCTTGAACAGTGTCTGAACCAAATTGAGATATTTTTTGTCCAATAGATGAATCTCTCGCAGTTCTATAAAGTTTTGTTCCAAATCCTGCTTGGTCTGTCCCTACTGTTGCGGTTTTAGCAGCAACTTTAGCAGCATCTTGAGAAGCAGTTGACGCAATAGAAGCAGAACTACTAGGATTAAGAAGAAAAACTTCAGAATCATCGGCATTCTCTAAAAATGGAGTTGTTCTCAATCCATCTCTTGCGACCTTTGCCTCTCTTCTTGCTTTTCCTACACTTTTTAAATTACTTCCAAGATCTAATGTGGTTTTCAATCCAAAAACAGCGGTATCAGTATAATCTGAATCTTTAATTGCTTCTGGTAATAATCCAAGTTGTTCACTTTGGTGTAATTTATCAATTTTATCTTGTTTATTCTTTGCGTCCTGTAAAATCTTATTAGAACTGTCTATAAAGTCTGCTTGATTTTGAGAAGCAATATTTCCTAAATTATCATTCTGTGAATTTATCAATGAAGCGTATTGTGACGAATAGTCTGACATATTTATTTAATTAAATAAAAGATTTTTTTATAAAAAAATTTTATTTATTTATAAATGAAAGTTGAAATAAAACCATCTACAAATAAGAATAAAAAATATATGGCAATATTTTTTGATGATAATAATAAAAGAATCAAAACAACACATTTTGGATCTAAAGGAATGTCAGATTTTACAATAAATAAAGATAAAGAAAGAAAAGAACGTTATTTAAAACGTCATCAAAAACGTGAAAATTGGAACGCTCCAATGACTGCAGGAGCATTAAGTCGTTGGATTCTTTGGAATAAACCAACTTTAAAAGGTTCAATACGTGATTATAAAAAAAGATTTAATTTAAAATAATAAACTTTTTAAAAAAAAGTTTTAACAAAAAAATAATATAAATATTTTTTTTTAATTATATATATGATGACATCAAAAGGAAAACCTAATAATATTTCATATTTAGATACATTCATATTGAATTCTATTTATTATTTATTAAAATTCATTAATGCTTTTCATTTTTCAAGATATAGAATTCACGAATAAATTAATGACCATTTTCATAAGATTCACAGTAAGTCTCCCAGAGTCTTACACATTCATTTAAAGTTTCACACCACGTATAACCACAACTATTACAACAACCATTTTCATCATAAGGACTTTTAATCATTAAATTTTGTAATAAATAATACAACATTTTAATTATAATAATATTTTATTTAGGATATATTTTCTTTTCAAAATCCGTATATATGTGTATAGGATTTTCCCTCATCTTACAATTCATAAATCTGTAACGAGTCTTTCCAGTTGCTTCTTCATAAAGTTTAATAAATTCATCTCTTCCTCCTTCCATATTATCCCCGTATTCATCTGCGATTGCTTCAAGCATCGTTCTGTTAGGTATAGGAAAACCAATCATTAAATCAGTTACATTTTGTCTAGTGACTGAAGGCATACATTTAAAGTGTTGAAGACTAATAATAATATCTGCGTTAAAATGACGACTTTTCGTAACAAATGAACTTAATAATGAATTTCTTTTCATTGATGAGTCTCCAATACAATCATCAAAAACTACGCATATATGAGGCATCTCATTTTTCTTATATGTTTTTTGTTTATCAATAATCTTCTGTAGTTTAGCATCTGAATACATTGTATCACAGTTAAATCGTTCTAATAAAAATCTTGATGTTGTATCTTGCTCACAAGTTGGACTAAAAATATAAACTCCATTTTCTGAGTAATAATCCTGTCCGAGTGCGTCATCGTGGAGAAGAAGCCACGAAATCAATGTACTCTTACCCGTCTGTCGTGGTGCAAATATCCCGGCAACATATGGACTGCTAAATAGGTTAGGGTGAACTTTTTTATATTTCTTTTCATCTTTTGGAGGTTTAATTGGTGTAATTTTTGGTGCTTCCATTTATTTATATAATAACATATTATTTTAATAATAGTTTTTTAAAAACAATCAGAATATTTTAATTCATCATCATTATAAATAATATTATGAATTGGTTTAGAAACTTGTCTTGTTAATTTAGGTTTTTCAATAACTTTTTCAACATTTTTTTCTTCTTTAATAACAACCTTTTTCTTAGCTTCTTCTTCTTCTTTTAATTTAAGTTTCTTTGCTCTACGTTGTTTTTTATATTCTGTAATTGTTTTTAATGCTATTTGTTCAATCATTGATTCGTCCATAACTTGTTTAGGTTCTTTTTTCTTTGGTTGGTTTTCCCATCTTTTTTCTCTCATCTTTTTCAAATGATCTAATTGTTTTTGAGATTTCCATTTTCCATTATAATAAACTTTTCCATCTTTTCGTTTATCACCATTTACATATTCCTTAGGTTCTTCATCATCAGACTCATAAATAAAATTTTCATTTTCTTCTCCAGTTTCTTCATTAACTTTTTCTACGACTTTTGGTACTGGTTGAATTTTAGGAACTTTAGGTTCTTCGTCTTTAAAAATATCTTCGTGTTTTATGTCTCGCTTAGGTTGTTCAATAATTTCCTCTTCTTCAACCTCCATTGGTTCGGGTTCAGGTTCAAAAGTTTCATCTACAATAATTTCAGGCATTAGCATTTCATCATCAGAATCCTCCATATATATAGATTATCTATATATATTTTTTAAAAAAATTTTAAAATAAAAAGAATTTTTTGTTAAAACTTTTTTTTAAAAAGTTTATTTAAGGTCTTTATTTTCAACAATATGGAAACTGCACGAGGTAGTTCCTCCTAATTCTTTTGCCCATTGTTCTCTATCGGTCACAATCTCAACACGGATTGAATCCATATAAATACTAGCAGTATTATTAAGTTTCAAATACATTCTTTCTGTTGGAAGATAAGTTCTAATTCCTGATTCATTGGTGTTCTCTCCAGTTGCCACGATTGGAGATATAATTCTTGAGAGTGAATTCGTCGCACCATTTCCAGTTAATATGTCTCCTACGTTTAACCTCAAATATAAAATATCATTTGAAGTTGTTGAAAAATCCTTATTCGCTACAATCCGTGCAACATCTGCGGGACTTGGAAGCAATCTAATATGTTCAACATCGTGGAAAAAAGGTCTTGGAATTCCTAAAGCATTATTAATTGTTGCTCTACAATTGAAAAACCGTCCAGTAACATCAAAGGCAATAATATTATTACCACCTTCAAATATAAATTCTTTTCCAGAAAGTGTTTTTTGAAAATTATAATCCCAAACATTTGGAGCAGTAAAATTAAATGCCCACCATTGAATTGGTAATTCCTCAAGTATAGTAGTTGTAGTATATTGAATACCTACAGGCATTGCGAGTGTAGCATCAAGGTCAGGGTCAATCATTCTCATCGGTAAATAATTATGTAAATTCTCTCTCATAAAACAATCCGTACCTAAATCAATTTCTTCATCAGTATCAGGGTCAACAACAAGACGAGGAAATTTATTCAACCACATAAAACCCCAAAAATGATTAACATCATTTATAATTATTTTGTCATCCTGATTTGCGACCTGTAAAGGATTCTTAAAAGGTCTTACTGGGTTATGTTTTACTGCTACAGGATTATAACCCGTAATAGTAACTTTTTCCCCTGCTTCTTTCATTGTTATTTTTGGTACAAGTTGACAAGTATAATTATTAAGTGGTTTTAACTGTCCAGTTGACAAATTACTGAATGTTGCTCCGTTATCAGTAGAAAACTGAACGCTTACATCTTCACCTGATACTATAAATTTATAATGATGTTTTGCTCCATTGGTAACAACTGCTCCATTACCTGTTCCTTTCGGGTCAGTGGAATAATCAACTTTTTCCATTCCACAAACCCAACCATCATAATTCGCAAATTCATCAGTATTAGAAGTTAATTGATATAATTCAACTTCATTACTGTCATTAAATCTAAGACAATAATCAAAAAAATCACAACCTTTTGTAAAACTATCGTAATCTGCTCCAAATTCAAGAGGTTTAAAACCCATAAAGTAAGAGTCGGTATTTTCTCCAAATTGTTGAAAATAATTTCCATCAGTATATCTTGATAAACCTACAATGGCATTTTTCGTAATCGCTTGTCCATCAAAAATAAATTCTCCGTCGTTTGTTGACATAAATCTATTAACAACTCCGCAAGAATCATATATCGCACCTGCTCCAGTATTTGTAAAAACACCTGCTGCATAAGTAAAATTCTTAACAAAAGTTTGTTGAAAATTAATAACTTCATCATTGGCTGGAACTAATGAAGAAACGTGATTAGTTGTTGAATCCCAATCAAAATTAAATCCAATCGTTGCTTTAGTTGTAGAATTTTCAATTGGGGATACAGTCCAATCACCTGTAACCCAATAATCACCTCCATATCGAGAAGAAGGATTATTTAAGCGGAATTCAAGCATTTTTCTAAAACTTTCAATTCCATATTGTCCCTTAGGAATAATTACAGGTTGTGGGTAATGAACAAAGGGTAATAAATCAGTGTCTGATAACGTCTCTGTTTTTGCTGCGAGTGCAGGATCTATTGAGGACATTCTAAGAGGAATCTCTGCAGGTAATGCTCGTGAATGTGAAACCATAAAAACCTTATCTTCATCAAAATCTAATAAGAATTCTCTGTTTACTGTTACGTGATTTAAGGCAATTGAAGAATTAGGTTTTATTTCAATTGTATTTTGAAAATGATTAATAAAACTATATGGCATATCTGCTTCATCTTGTGTTGCTAGTATTAAACTCATTATTTAAGATAATAAAAGATTTATTTATTTTATTTTATTCTTTTAAAATATTAAAAATGGTAGATAAAAGACCGTGTGCATATTGTATGTATAATAAACCTGAACATAATCCATTAATGGATAAAATGGATAAAATGGTTCAGAAAAAGAAGAATCCAAAAAAAATAAGTAATAAAAAAATGTTTGAACAAAAAAAGGAAAAAACTAAATCAAAAACAAATAAAAAATATAATAAATAAATATATGAACTGTGATAAAGAATGTAAATGTCAAAAGTGTTATTCAAAACAATATTATCTTAGAAATAAAGATAAGATTTTAAAATACCAAAAAGAATATTATTATGAAAATTCAAATCCAAGAAAAAGAAGAGTTCCAAAAGACCAATTAAAATTTAGACTAAATAAAGAAATTCACGTTATAAAATTTTGTTAAATTAAATTAAATGGATATACAAGATTTGAAAACTCCTAGAGATATTGAAGAAGAAAATATTGAAAAATGGTCTGATGAGATTGAATCTTTACTTAGTGAATGGGGAGAAATTGGACAATGCTTTTCTTGGTTACATAACTATTCAGAACGAAAATATAAAAAGAAATATCATCATATGTCTATACCTATAATTGTTTTATCAACATTAACAGGAACAGCTAACTTCGCAGATTCTTATGTTCCAGTTGGATTTAAGCACGGATTCAGTGCAGTGGTTGGAGGACTTAATATTTTTTGCGGTATATTAGGGACATTAATGAGTTTCTTAAAATATGCCGAAATCTATGAAGCACATCGTATTAGTGGTTTATCTTGGTCTAAATTTTCTCGCAATATTCAAATTGAATTAGCACTAAAGGATTCTAAAAGAAAAAATTGTCGTGACTTTTTGAAAGTATCAAGAGCAGAATATGACCGATTACTTGAAAGTTCTCCTAATATTGACAGAGATATAATTACAACTTTTAATAATAAATTTAATACTGATTATCCTAATGTAAGAAAACCTTTGATATGTAATGGATTAAAAGAAATTACAGTTTATAAGTCAGATGATGAAAATAATTTAGATCAAGAAAATAATATAGAAATAAATAAAGATGCCTCAGAAAAAGGAGAGAACATTATTGAAGATGGAACAGATGACCAAGAACCTTAATGAAATAATGAACACTCTTAATAATATATTAGAAAGAACAAATACAATTGAATTAGATATTAAAGATATTAAAGATACAATTGATAAGATTGAAAAGATTGAGAATGAAGGTATTATATCCATTGAGAAAGTTTAATGACACTTTTTTATGAAATTGTCCCTAAAATGATACTTTTTTATGAAATTGTCCCTAAAATGATACTTTTTCACGAAATTGTCCCACGAAAGAGAAAAAAACACGAAAAAGTCCCAAAAAACATATATAATGAATATAATAATTACGTAATTATTAGGTGCTTTAAGTATGTTTTTGTGCTTTTAGAGACATTTTCGTGAAAAAGTCTCTTTTTTGGCACTTTTCTATGATTTTGTGCTTTCTATCTTTGTTTTTTTCTTTTTCTCGTATGTTTTTTTTGAATAGATACTTTTTCTATAAAAAGTCTCTATTATCTTATTAAGGATATGTTTTATTTTTTTGTGACTGACAAACTGAACTTGATTTTTTTTTTATTTTTTGATTTTTTTCAGTCTTAACGTCTTATATACTTCAATTAAATTTAATTATGAATTCGCCTCTAGTAAATTTAGTTTGACCTTTATTTAATCTTTTATCATATCTTTTATTATTGTAATCCAATATACGTTTCTTATATCTTTGATAATAAATTTTATAATATAATTTGTAGTTTTTAGACTTTGGATAAAGTGCAACTAGATATTGTTCAATATTATTCATTATTAATATTTTTAATATTTTATTTTTATATTATAAATGTCATTGTTATTAAAATTACCACCCGAATTATATGAAAAAATCTATAAGGAAGTTTATAATAATACAATTAAAGAGTTAGAAGAACTAATATTTGAATTTAATAATATAAAAATTAACTATACATTAAAGAGATGTAATCATATTAAAGAAAATGGTAGAAGATGTAAGAAAAGGATTAGAACTAGATTTTTGTTAAATAATAATTGTAAATATCATTTACGATTATATACAAATGGTTACGAATGAAAAAGAGTATATGGCAAAATATATGGAAAAATATAATGTTACTGACAAATGTAGACAATATAAAATGAGTTATTATGAAAAGAATAAAGATAAACTGAAGAAGTTACAAAGAGAATATTATCATAAACATAAATATGATCCGAACTATTCGCATTTTTTGGAAAAACGATTAGAGAAGCAGAAAGAAGCATATAGTAAAAATAAGATGTTCGTTACACCTTACAAGCACTCGCCTAAATTTTATAGTAAGAAGATTCCCCTGACGATTACACACGGAGAATATATTATTAAATTTAATTAATATTAATAAAAATAATGATTTTTAAAAAAGTCCAGGCTTGAATGCCAAAAAAACAAGTTTTCAAACGGTCGACTTCACCGTTCGTAAACTAACTTTTTTCGGGTTTGACCCTGGACTTTTTTTTATATCTATATATACATAGAAAAAATATAATAAAATTAATCAAATTCATCTTCATTAAATTCATCTTCATCAAATTCATATTTAAAATTTTGTTGATTACACCATTCTTCACGTACAATATCTATTGAAGGTAAATGAATACATTTAGTTCTACTTGAACCAGTGCCAAATTTACATTCTTTATATAGATGTCCTAAACAATCATTTTTTAATACTTTGAAGAATTCATTTTTTTCTAATTTTTTTTTAATATATCTTCCATTTTCATAATTTTCAAATAACCAATCTTTTTTATAAAATAAAAACTTTTCTTCACCTTTAGTTTTTAATATATTACTTCTATAATGTTCACCTCCATATTCTAAATTATCTCCATTTCTGAATTCTCCATCAAGTAATATTTGATGAAACCACGATTGTGCAGTATTCCAGTTTCTTTCTACTTGGTCTTGTAATAAAGGAGTCTTCTCAAATTCACGAGGATTGAATTCTTCAATATCTCTGGTATATAAAATATTAGCAAATGACATTACGCAAGAATCTCTAACTTTTTTATGATAATCTTTTATTCTCTTTGTATTAATACCTGCGTATTCATTATTTAATTCTAAACAATAATGACGTCTATCTCCAGCATCCACACCAGCGAACCAATCATTATTTGTTGTAATAATATAATTACTATAATCATCAACGCAATATTCTTCTTTATTTTTCTTATTAATATATTGCTTCTTCTCTGTGACTTTATTTTTAACTTGTCCTTCAAGTGCTTTATCACCACCCCAGAATGCCTCATCAAGATTTACTAATATTTTTCCTTCTAATACTCCATTAAAGTTTCCAAATAATGAATTAGCATTTGAATTTTGGCAATAATGTGCTTCTCCTATTATTTTATGTAAAAATTCTAATACAATTCCTTTACCCGCACCTTGTTTACTTTTCAGGCATAACATTACACCACTTTTAATGTGCGGTTTTTGAATATAATGAGCAAATAGATTCATAATATAATTATATGATTTTTCATTACCATTACACCATATATTTTTAATATGGTCTAATAATGGTTGACATTTTGATTTATCAGCATTTTTACAATCTGTATCAGTAATACCAAATCCACGGAATAAATTAAAAATATCTGTTCTTCTATTTTTAGGATCAAAACCAATTTTATAAACTTCTTTTCTTAATTTTGATTTTCTAAATAATGTAAATGGATGAATCTCTTTTGCTCTTCCTTCAATATAAGTTGTAAAAGTTTCATTATCAAAATATTCAATTAATTCTTTACCTTTTTTTAATAACCAAGTATCAATTAATTTTCCTTCTTCGTTTTGTTCTCTTTCTAATAAAATATATTCATTTGTTGCTTTTACGAACCTTACTCTTTTATTCATTTCTTTTACAACTCCATTTATATTAGGTATTCCTTCATATATTGGATTTCCTGTTTTTGTTTTTCCAACTTCTGATAATGTTGAAAAATAGATTTTTTCATAAATTTTATTATTATCATCTTCTAATTTTTCATATATAATTGGATTATCTTCTTTTAACCAATGAACAATTGAACCCATTGTTAAAGTTCCATCTTCATTAAATGAATACCATTTTTCTAAACAAGAATTTTCATCAAATTTTTCATTACATTTTTTAGAAAATTCAATCCATAAATTACGACCTTCATTCGTATATTTCCCTAATGTTTCATTTTTAATTGCCATTCCAACCTTTACCCAGTCATCATAATTGGTTGCTCTTTTATCGCTTAAATTCATAACAGTTTTTTTTAATTTTTCAAATTCAAATAATGTTAATTCTTTTTTTTCTTCTTTTTTTTCTTCTTTTGGTTTTTCAATATTAACAAAATCCTCGTCATCAGATTTTTCAGAACTTGGAGGACTAATTGGAGGAGAAAAATCCGTAATCTTTTTATCAATCTTAATAGATTTTTTTTGACATTCTAAAAATTTTTCTGATATTTCTTCAATCAAGCCTCCACCGTTAATTTCTTCAATAAATGAATCTAAATCTAAATCACCTGTAAATTGATATTTACCTTTAAATTCTCCACAAGAATATTTTGTAGGTGGTGCATAAATAATTCCTCCATCATTACGAATGTCTATTGAACCTTCTCCGAAAATATCAGGTCTTAAATTAGTTGTTGTTTTTAATTCTTCATTATAATGAAAATATAAATGATATCCTTTATGTGTTTCAATACAAGTAGTTTCTTGTAATGTTTCCATTTCTAAATATTCTAATATTTTTTTAATAATATCTTCATCCTTTGTATCAATATCAACAATTGAAATATTATTTATTTTACCAGTTTTAATAGCAATACCACTATTAAGACGTGAACAAAACATATCGCCATTTTCAATATAATCCTTATTTGTGTATTTTTTCCAACCTTTAGGAAATCCAACTTTTTTATCCAAATTTCCCTGTTTGTTAATGATTCCTTTAAAATTCAGAGGTATAATTTCAATATCATTTTCAATAAATGCTTTTTTGAAGGTTGTAATGTCATCACTCATATTAGTATCTAAGATATTAATATTATTTTCTGTTTTTGAAAAATCATTTTTTTTCATTTTTATATATATTATATAAATATTTTTTTTTTAAATGCTTTTATTTTTTAATTATATTACATAAAAAAATGAATTTAAAAATATTATATTTATATATAATATAACAATGATGATTAATGAAATTGAATATACAGAAGAAAAAGTTAAAGAAGAATTAAGAAAATTAAATAATCGTAGAAGATTATGTAGAGAATATGCCAAAAGGCGATATGATAAAATGAAATTTAATTTAAATTCAGAAGATTCTGAATTAAAGAAAGAAGCAGAATCTTTTTTTGAAAAAAATAAAAAAAACAGTTTAAAAAATTATAAAATAAAAACTCCTAGTAAATCTGAATATTATTTGAAAAATAAAGATCTAAAAAATGCTACATCAAAATATCAATATTATAAAAGAAATGATAAAATGAAAAAATTTCTTGAAGATGAAAAATTCAAAACGTGCATTGAGTTATTGAAAAATAATGATAATAAAAAAGGTTCAGCAAGAAGTAAATATCCTGAATTGTTTGAAAATGTTGAAAATGAAGAAAAGGATAAGTAAACCCCTATAAAAATTTTTATTCAGTTTCAAAATATTTTAAAAAAAATTATTTCGGAATATAAACAGACTGCTGTATACTTGCCGAATGACCCATTATTTCTTGGTCTTTTTTCATTTCTTTTTTTACATCTGAATATTTTTCTAAATAGACTTTTCTAAGAATAGTTGTTGAAATACTTTTTCCAAGTCTATCTTTAAAAAATTTTATTAATAAATTACTAAATTCAACTTTAGTATAATTATTACCATTAGCTTTAATCAATAAATATTTATTAGGATTTTCAATTCCTGCTTGTATCTGTTGTTTAATTAAACATTTAAGAAGATTATTAATATTTTTATCAATATCAATTGTTAATGTTCCATATCGTCCAGAAGTTTTATATTCATTTAATATGATTTGTCTTTCATTTGGTAAATATACATTATAATTTTTATCAGATTTCATATAACCTGCTTTAGTTCTAAATTTCAATGTTACCATATCATTACGTAAAGCATAAGTTTGATAAAATTTCAATATAACAAAAGTTTGTAATTGAAGATAATCTCTTTTTGACAAAGTTTTATTTGTTTTACATTTAAAATATTTTATATATCTATCATATTCATTAATTACATCATCTAATTCTTTTCTTGTGATCATATTTTTTTCTTGTTTTTGATTAACTACGCCATTTTGTCGTTCTGTTTTATATCTTTCATTAAACTGATTTCTTACTTCAATATATTTATTTATAATATCTTCATCTTCTTCAACTGATTGTAATGCAACAATAACAGCATTCAATATATTTCTTTTTGATAAATATGATTTATCATTTATAGTTTCGAAAATTTTATCAGAATTTTTTAACCATTTAAAATCTGAAAAATCTCTT